GGTGAATTTTGAGTATAGTATGCTATACAATCATCTGTTTCACAAAATGAATATTCACCTTGTCTGACATAGAGTTCTTCAAGATATTGTTTTACTCTTTGTCTTTGATATTGGTAAGAATTAAGTTCTTCTTCAGAACGAAGTCTAGATTTTCTGTTTTCCTTGTAGTGGATGTAGTAGTTTTTTCTCATTTGAGAACCTTCTTCTCCATCCCAAAAAACAACTATTTTATCAAGATGGTATAACTCAAACGTTCTCCTAAGAGTATTGATAAAATGATAAATTCCACCAATGTGTTCTCCTTTATGAAAGGCGTTTTTGACACCATAGAAACCAATCGTAAGTAAATTATCTCCATCTACTAATAAAACAGACATTTAAAAAATTAAGTTATTCATTACTCATCATCTGTTACAACTTCGATATCATCCGCGTCTGTAACATTAACGCCTAACATGTTACTAATATAGTCTCCATGTTGTGATTTGTAAAGTTCAATACTTTTCTTTTCTTCGGCATCATCTCTACCTTTCATAAAGTCATGTGCCGTAACCAAGATTCTACCATCTTCATAACCTAAACCATTTACGTGGTTTTTCATGATAGAAATTTTTGTTCTTGTTGCAATCTTAACTTTTCTCTTATCTTTAGTGATTGAGATTTTTGTTGTTCCTGCACCTTTTTGATTACCAAATAAGAATACTAATGTTGAGTTTAACCAAATTGCTTCACCACCTTTTGCTTTAATTTTTGGTTGTCCAAAAGGATTGTCAGGTAATTCTACCCAAGGTTGGTTAACAATGATTAATGTATTTGTATAAGGTTTATCAGTTCTTCTTGAACCTGAAATACGTTGGTTCAATCCTTGACCAATTTTATCTGATAAGATTCTAGCATTATGTTGTGCTCCACCCTTGCCTTCATATGTCATCTTACATGGTACTGAGCCCACAGAATCCCACACAAAGAGAATGTCGTGTGGAATTTCACCCTTTTCTTGTGCGTCCAACACTTCGTTAATATAATCGGTAATTTGTTCAATGTATTCAAAATCACTGTTAAAAAGATAAAAATCATCTTCTTTGTTGAAACCCATTAATTGTGCGTGGTCCCAACTCCATTTTTGTTCAGTAATGATAAAAACAGGAAGAATACCTTTTTTCTGTGCGTCCACCGCAGCCTTTACTAATGCGGTTGTTTTACCTGTATCACTATGTCCTAAAAACATATTTAAATGTCCAACAGCAGGGCCAGGAATACCTGTTGCGTCTAAAAAAGCATCTCCCAAATCTAAGAAACGGTCAGGTTTATATTCCGCTTCTTTGGAGAATTTCTTCTTCATTGAACTAAAATCATTTTTCTTTATTGCCATAACATTAAATTAAAAATGGGGCTTATGACGTTATCTCCACCCCTTGAATTAAAAATTAGAATGGTAAGTCTGAATCTGTATCATCATCTTCTTGTGGGTCAACCACAGGAGTTGATGTCTTAACAGGGCCACCAATCATTTCTTCTGATGTAGATGCTGATACCCATTTATTGCTTTCAGTACTCCATTTTGGAGTTTCTCCTTTAGCAACTAATTCAAGGTAATCTTCACCTTTTTTAGAATATACATCAGACCATGTCAAATCATCTTCAACCCAACCTTTTGCAGTATTTGCATCGGTGTGAAGAGGACCCGCATCTTCAGGAATTACTGAATTGATTGATGTGTATTCCTTACCTGTTCCGGCTTTAGTTAAAGCCAAAGATAAAATAAGGTCACGACCATTTTCAGGATTGGTGATATCACCTTTGTTACGGAAAATAGGGAAGATTTTATCTAAAACACCATCACCTTTAGCGTTGTGTTTAAATCTCCAAAATTTTGGTCCGTCTTGTTCGTGGTCACGGTCGATTACCTTAACGATATAAAACTTACGAGAACGATAGTTACGTGCAAGTTCCTTATCTTCTTGTGAACCTGTCATCATTAAACCTTCGTATACTTCGTGAAGAGGTGAGCGTTTTCCCTCTTGCTTAGGGTCATATAATTTAACCCATTTTCCATCTACTTGAATTTCATGGAAATAAACTTCAACAAAAGGTGATGAACCATCTTTTGTTGGGAGAATACGGATTCTTCTTTCTTCTCCTTTAGAACCTTTAGGAAGTACTGTTGTGAAGTACTTTTTCATTCTATCCTCTTGGGATACTTTGTTGTTGTTGCCACTTGTGGCTTGTTTGTTCTTCTCATATTGAGCTAGAACCGCGTCAAATGTAGACATAAAATTTAGTTTAAGTTAAAAAATTGTTTATGATAAAATATAGATAAAAAAACCCAGACTTGGAAATCTGGGTTAAAGTTTTTTTTAATTTCTTTGGATTAATCCCAACTTATAACATATTGTGGATATGTGCCCATTACACTATAGGATGGTGTTACTTTGTATCCATAAACAGTAACTAACGTATTAATCATTGTACTGTTTAAGTATTTTCCGTCAACGTAAGCTTGGTATAATCCTTGGCTAGTTGCCCCTGTAATGACTGAATTAATAAAATCTAAAGAACCTGTTGCTGTATTTGATGCCGTTCTTGCTGCTGAGCCTGATATCATTTTATATTATATTTTTTATATTTTTATTCTAATGTTAATAGATACTTTAATTTTTGGAATTTTCCTAACATTTCGTCACGAATATTCAAAAGATTGGTGTCTTTAGGGTCTAATTGTTCTGTTAATTGTCTCAAAGCTTCACATATTGTTTCCGCCATTTCAACAGGTTTTAATTCAGATAAATTAGCCAATTTTATTGTACTAGTTTCATCATCTAAAACAAAACGACCATATTGTCCCATTGCTTCTTCAACAAAATCATCCATTAATCCTTCCAAATCATCCCTTGTACTTGCAAACGCATTATGTCTAGCATAACCTTTAGTTTGCCAATGAAATATTTTTAGTTGAGCGTGTACCCCTAAAAAAAGATTTATATTAGAATTTAAATTCATCTTCCTCTTCTTGTGGGTTAAAGCTTGTTTTTATTTGTTCAGGTGAATAGTTGTCTATTTCATCTTTAGTTAATACATATTCATTTTTACCACTAGCTTTCATTTCTTGTTGTTTGTGTGCAAAAAACTCTTGTGGTTTTTCATTAAATGGATATGAATCTAATGAACGCATTTCCAATTTTTCTTGAGGAGTTTCAGGTTTCATTTGTTCAACCTTTGAACCCAATTGGTCTATTTTATTAAATAGTGTGTCCATTTGTGCAAGTTTTTGTTCTAAATCAGTCAATTTAGTAAAAACATCATCCATTTTTGTTACTATTTCACCATGTGTACTAGTACTATCTTCTTGGTCTTTTTTAACACTTTTAACCATGTTAACCAAATCTGTAATATCAACTTCTTCAGTTGAATCCATTTCAGGTGCTAGTGCTCCTTCGGGAGCTGCGGGTGCTGCTGCAGGGTCTAATGGCGCCGCTTCAGGAGCAGCAGGTGCTGCTGGGTCTGCCGCGGGGTCAGCCGGTAAATCAGGAGGTAAATCCGCAGCGGGTGCGTCTTGTTCCATAATCATTGTTTTACCGTATTTGTTAATCGCTCTATAACGATTTAATTCTTCTTGTAATTTTTTCTCTAACATGGCTTAATCTTGTAATAATTGTCTACCATCATTGGTAATATATTTTTTATTAATTCTTTCAACTATTCCGTCTTTTTCTCTAATAACATAACATTCTCCTGTCATTAAATCACATTCTTCTCTTTCCATACCATCATTAGAAACATTTCTAACTTGTTTTGGATTTAAGAATTGGTCCATTGTATTGTTTAATCTTGAATTTTCCATAATATCTTTATTATAAGTATAAATATCTTAATATTGTTATTATTCTTTCACTATTTCAAAATAAACAACATCTCCATCTTGAACACCTAAAGCCTTCATTAATGCTTTAGACATACCCATACCACTTTTAATACCACTAGGTCCGTTATTTATTGGTCCTCTTATATTTGTTGTGGTTATTGCGGTATCACCCATAGGTTCAATAACAATTGGGGGATTCTTTAAATTTGTTGGATTATAGAACTTGGTTTTACCTTGTATGATTAGATTTGGTTTAGCAACATCGTAATCAAATCTTAAAGAATAAAAATAGTTATTTGAATCCTTAATACTATCCCACAACATTGGATTTGGTGTTATAGTGTTGGTACTTTGTCTTGTAACTATACTCATTGATGTGGTACCTTCTATTGGGTAATTTTGTGGGTGACCCATACAAACAACTTGTGTTCTTAGATATTCCTTACCGTTATTTTTAACTTTTTGTATATATTTTTCACCTTTCCATCCATTAAATGGTACACCATATTGCGTAACTCCTTGTTCATATAACATAGTTTCGCCTGGTATTGTTTTTCCACCTAAGTCAGAAGTAAATGTTAAACCATCATTTGTAGTAAATGTTTGTTCTTTATTGTTAGAACTTGTTGTAGTTGAATTTTGCT